TTTGCTTTCTAATAGTGTGTAAGTGAATGAATTGCCGTGTAATGTAGCCGCCTTCTTGACTAAAGCCATAAACTCGTCAAAATCTGCTGACTTTTTGAACACTTGACAACCCTCACTCCAATTCTCAACATAGGTAGAATCTGCCCCCGCCTTGTGGATGTTGATTCCGTAGATACCTTCGGTGATTAACTTGGTGTCGTAGGTCATATCCTTGTTTGCATCTCTGTAAACCTTCACGGGTTTGGCTTGTTTTAATGCTTCGTATTTGCCTTGATGCAATCCGATGGCGTGTGAACCACGATATTGTCCGGGAACTAAACGAGCAACGCCTTGGGCATTGTGAAATTCCTTCACTCCCTTTGTGCCGGGATCAGTTGTCGCAGCCCATTTCTTAAAATGCCACACATCTCCGATTTTGTAACTCACGGTTAACAAGTCATCAAAGACATTTGTCACTTTGCTTCCAGTATCCGAATTGCGAATGCCAATGATGTTCAAGTTGTAATCACCTGATTCAAAGAACTTGTAGTTCTTCACCTTCATTGCTTGTTTGATTTTGTCTATCATTTGCCTTGTCCTTTATATGGTTTGGAACTCTTATGCTTGTTCTTGTGCTTGGTATGTCTGCCCAATTTGTTTTTGGGTTTAGCACGGAATGATGTGATGTTTACTTTTGTTGCCATAAGTACATTCTAAAATAGTCAAACTCTTCCTTTCCACCTTCGGAGAGATAGTTCAAATACGCATCATAGATCTTCCCTTTAAACTCAATTGGTGTGGTTGTGGTATCTAATCCAGCACCTACCATCTTCACCGCATACACCTCCATTTGGTCTTGAACAACTTGCATCTGTACAACCACTGCTTCCGCTTTCTTTTCAGCATTCACCACCGCTTCTTTCAATTGCTCTTTCTCAACCACTTTTGCTTCCACCAATTTCTCACTCACCTCGTGTGCTTGTTTAGTGGCTTGCCCAACCGCTTGTGTGTTCTGCTGAATCTTCTTCAACAACGCATCAATGTCACTTACTGGCTTGGGTTCAGTTGCCCAAGATTCGGTGAACAAATAACCACCGATGAAAGCGAATGCAAAAATGATTAACAATCTCATAGTTTCTTCATTGAATTAATGATGCGTAGTTCAGTAATGGCTGCGGACAATGCAGAATCTGCCGTCTTCAATGCCTTATATGCCTGTTTTTGCTCTGCTCGTAGTACTGCCATCTCTTTGCGACATTCATCAATCTGCTGTTGATTGCCCGAACGCAAGTCCATATACAAATAACTAACAGCCAAAAGCATACAAAAAGCCACGGCAGCAACAGGGTTCTTACGGAATTGGTCAAACGAGACGGGAAGGGCATTGGGTTTTACTTTCGGTGTTGTCATATTGGGAATGGTGGGGGTGGTGGTGGGATGTATTCGGCTTGTGGTAAATCTAAAACCCAAGCGTAAGCACTTGCTTCAACTTCGGGTTTGTCCTCATCGGAAAGAAACAAAAACCAAACTCCATTGATATCTTGAACGCAATTAAAGAATTGATAAGGTGCGTAGTATTGCCCTTGTATCAAATCCTTTTGTTCGGGTGTAAGTGTGTAACCTATCATAGTTTTATTTTAAACGGAGCGAGACAAACTGACTTGAAACGCTTGTACTGCGGTGTAAAAGTTACCTGCTTGGGTGTCGGTTAAGCCGTCACCGATGGAGGCGAAGGCGTTTTCTCGCGATGAATAAAAAGTAAGACCACCAGCACTCCCGATATGAACATTGTTAGAATTAAATGACAAAATATTAGGAGTGATATTTGTCCCTAATTTACTGTTATTATAAAAAAATGCAAAGTCAGTTGATGAACGCCTTGTATTTATACTTAAATTATTTGAATTTGTATTTGCTACTGAAATATTACTGGCATTTGTGGGATTATAAATAAATGTTACAGTATTAGACCAATAAATTGCTGACAACCATTCATTATTATCTTGTCCTATATCTACAAAATTTTGTGGGCTGTTTTCAGTTCTTAAATATACCGCTTGGTGATTTGAATTTACACTCGATAACGCCGTTGAAGGATTCAATCCAGTATTAAATGTTGCACTCGTACCATTTGGCGTAATCCCCGTACTCGCAAAAGTCCAGCCCGAACTAAAAGTACCCGTAAAACTTGAACTCTTCAAGTTCTGAGCACACGCCGCCGCACTTGCCCCAACCATTGGATAAATAGCTTTCATAGGTGTCCAAAGTGAATTTGCTTTTAAGTCCAATACGAGTTGGTTCACCGCTGCCTTTTCCGTTGCTGACAATGTACCCCCTGCCGTAGATACACGACCAAAGAAGGCAGACGCATCCGCATCAAACGATGCGATTTGCGAGGCGATTAATCCGTGACTTGCTAAAATCATTATTTTATAATTTATTAAGCGATGTCACCAAAGAGATACCATTCATTTTCTGCAATCTTGATCAAAGTTGCACCGCTGTACTGGGCGTTTAATTTCAACTTTGCCCCATTGCTTCGGATAGTTACGCCACTTGTAGCCACAACCGTAGTTTGTCCTGATCCGTATTGTGCTAAAAGGATTTGTGTGCCTGTGCTGAACGCTACTGAACTATTCAAAGGGACTGTCAAGTTGTTTGCGCTTCCCACATTCATCTCAACCAATTTATCGGCATCACTCAAAACCAAAGTATATGAAGCGGTTTGTCTGTTGGCAACTACCAACTTGTTTGTCTTGGCATCAAGTGCTGTTTGCTGAGCAGTTGAAACGGGTTTGTTTGCATCCGAAGTATTGTCAACATTGCCCAAACCTACGGCAGCCTTGTTAAGAGTTGCAAAGGTCTTATCACCTCTGTAGTAATCCGCTGAAGTTGTGGCGGTGATTGTTGGCTCAACTGCGACATTGCCACTACCCAAAAGCGAAGTGCTGTTGATGGTCTTAATGTTTGCACCTGATACCAAAGTATCTTGCTTACTCGCTGCCAATCCCGAATACTGCGAGTTGGTTGCATTGTCACCCGTATTTGTTCCGCTTGTGTTTCCAACAACTACCAATTGTGCATCGGTTACATATCTTTTGTCTGTGCTACTTGCGATGTCCGCTGTGGTTGCATCTGCTCCAGCAGTTACCAAACCTTTTGCATCGTAAGTGATTTTCGTTTTGGTTGCTCCAGTAATGGCAGAATTCTCATCAACCTTGCCATCCAATGCCGTTTGTAGGTCTGTTTGGTTTGACAAAGTGCCAGTAACTCCACCCCAAGCAACTGCCGAACTGATAGAAATGTTTCCGCTTCCAAGTACTGATGTGCCGTTTACCGTCTTGATATTCGTTCCGCTTACAAGGGTGTCTTGTTTGGCGTTAAGTGCGGATTGAGTTGCACTTGAAACGGGCTTGTTTGCATCGCTTGTGTTGTCAACATTGTTCAACGCCAATGCAGTTTTCAACGCTGATGGTGTGATTTTCTTTGTCTCCGCTGCCGATGTATCAACAATAGGAAACAAATCGGATGCGTTGTCTACCGTGACAATGGTCGCTAATTGGGATATTTTTTGATCTGCCATTATAGTAAGATTTTATCACCACTTTCAAGAAGGCAGAAATCGCCATTTTCCAAAAGCAGATATATGATTTGTGTGGGTTGTTCAATCTCGTAGATCTTCTCATTCAAAGTCACCTCGTAGTAATTGCGAGTAACATCAAATTCAACTTTCAAGATTCCACTTTCTACCAATTCGTTCGCCAATGCTGGAGACAAATTGGTCGATGATGTTTGTGCGTAAACTTGGTATTCAAATTCTCCAGCATCAAGAGTGAAGGTGCTACCCTCAACAACTGCAAATTGGTTGTATCTCTCAGGGTGAATTGAAATGTCCGACAAGATGACCGTTGTGAGTTCATTGCTCAAACGATGTGTGAAGGCAAACAGAAAATATGGATTGGCAATCGTGACTTTTTCGGTCAGCGTTAAATACCAATTCTTTGACTGTGCTTTATCAATTACCAACATCTCTACAAAATAGCGAGAGTAAAAATATGTAACAAAAAAAGGGAGAGCAATTGCCCTCCCCATTTGACCTATGAAACAAGAATCAATTAGATACCCAAAGCGGTAACAACTGAACTTTGCAATTTGTAAGGTGCTTCAGCCTCAATTGCTGAAAGAGTAACTTCATAACCGTTGGAATCTCCCATAGCAGTACCGGTGTTGGCAACCATTGCAGTCACATCACATCCGTACTCCTTACCAACCAACCAATACTCATCGTTGTTGTTCTTAACGATGCAATAGCAACGACCTTGAGCAAGGAGCTTCATTTCGTTACGCTTGGTGGTTGACAATCTGCGAAGTTTGAAAACAACATCCGATTGATTGAATGATGTTCCATTTTCAACAGATACATTGGTGGTGATGGTCAATGATCCAGTACCTTTTGGTAACTCGTAATCATAAACATCTCCACTTGCAACAGTTGTGGCAGTTACTTCACCACTTGCAACGGTGAACTTTGAATCAACCCAAGTGATAAGGTGGATTGATTTGATACCTCCGACTGCATCTTTGCAATCAAGAGTGAATCCTTGTGTGAGTAAACAAGCCATCAGTTAAAAAGATTAAAGGGTGAAGTAAACGATTTCTCCGGGGAAAGCAACCTGAACACCAGCCTTGAAAGTGAAACGAACACGAACTTCATCGTTGTCGATGCTGTACCACATTTTCACTTCTTCTTGCTCGTCAATCAAGTCAGTTCCCATAAAGAAGTTGCTCAAAGAACCAGCAACAATCTTGTTAGTTCCGTTCAAACCACCAACAGCGATCAACTTCATGTTAGTACCGGGGTAAACCATTTCCATTGAAGTGGCAGCATCGGCAACATAGTGAAACAAGTTAGCGTTCTTCAAGTTTACCAACATCAATTTGTAGGCATCAATTCCCAAGAAACAAACCAAGTCAGTTTTTTCAGCAACGGCAGCAGGGATGTTGGCGTAAACCTGATCCAAGATGTCATCAATGTTTGCAGCGGTGATTGAAGAGAATGTAGTTGGTGCAGAGTTCGCCAATACTGGAGAAGCGGCAGCAATGATTTTATTGAATCCATCAAAACGACTCAAGTTAGGGTTACCAGAAGCGGTATCACCTTGCCACATTGCAACTTCTAAAGTTTGTGCAATAACGGCAGCCTTTTCAGCACCGATCTGCTCTTCAAAAGGAACCATAGTTGGTGAACCAGGCATGATTTGTGTTTGCATCCACTTTGCTTCCAATGTCTTTGGGCAAAGAGTTTCTTCAACTTTTACAGCACCAACGGTGATGTTACGCTGAGTGAAGGCAGTTGTACCACTTGGATTGTAACCACAGCCATCGGCTTGGAAGAAAACGGTTGAAGCAAGGATGTTCAAAGCAGATGCAGATTTTACACCTACCTGAACTTGGTTAGAAGATTGCAACAAGGTTGCAGTTTTGCTCCCGAAAAGAGCCTTAACCAACAAATCAGTTGATTGTTCGTTGGTGTAATTAGCGAGTGATCCTACAGAGAATGACATAGTTTTATTTGTTTATTGCGTTTTTGAATTTTTTAAGTGCTTCAAACTGATCGTTTTTCTTGTTTGAAACGGGAGTTTTGATTGGGGTTTCGCTTGGCAAATCAGCAACCTTTTCAATCAGGTCAATTGCTTTGCTCATTGCTTCTTTTTGTTTGCTGTTAACCTCGGACAATGCAACAACCTTTGCAGACAATTCTGCGATTGCACTTTCCAACTTGCTCACAACATCATTAAAATGAGATACAGTTGCGAACTCTTCTTTGGCTTCGACTTCGATTTCAATTTCAGGTTCAACGATTTCAGTAACGATTCCGTCAACAGTTGTCACCAACAAACCACCTTCAACCTCGTGAGTTGCGTCAGGTGCTGGAATTGAACCTTCAGCAGTTTGAACGAAGATGGCAGTTCCTACAACCAATTCACCTTCCCATTCAACGATTGTTCCATCAGTCAAAGTGGCTGTTGCCATCTCAACTTTGATTTCTTCTTCGGAGAATCCCAACATCGTGCGGATTTCCTTGAGTGTTTCTTTTGCGTTCATTTTGATATAAATTAGATTTTGTTTTTACTTGTTGCAATTTTACTTTCCATTCCACTTAGAGAGAATCTCTTTCATCTGCTCAATGAGTTGTTCTTCTTTGTCTTCAGGAAAATCAAAAACACCCTCTACCGAGAATCCTTTGAACTCACCTGATTTCACTTTTGCCCAAACTTCATCGTTGTCAATGAGATAAGAGACAAACCACGAACCATCGGCAACTTCTTCAAATCCCTTTGGTGGCATCACACCTCTTTCACGATCTATGAGATAAGATTCAAACAAACTTACTCCATTCATTATAGGTGTTTTGTGATGTGCGTTCACGGAGTTGTACTGGTTTGACCTCGCCCATTTCTTGGCAATCTTGAAGATAGATTCCTTGTCAAACACCACATAGTATTCACCACGAATGTCATCTCTGCGATAGATGGGTAAATCGGCAATCATCGCAGCACCAGTAACGATTCTTTTCTCCTCGTCTTGGATGGCAAATTTACTCGCTGACAATTTGCGTTCTGTCCATCTCAACATCTCTTCACCACCCCACAACAAATAGGAG